CTCAGGGACCAGTGGTACATTGAGCGGTGTTGCATATGAAAGTGCAACAGCTCAAGGTGTCTTTAATTTCGATGGTGGTTCTGATAAAATTTCATTTAATAGTTATAATTTTGAAAATACAATTACAACAACAGCTTGGGTATATCCAAGAACCGAATTCAGCATAAATTGTTTGATGTCCAATTGCGCTGCCAACACTGCAACAAACGGATTCAAAATGGGTTGGAATAATTGGAATACAACAAATCTGGCAATGACTTTTGAAGCAGGTAATGGTAGTTCGGGTGGAGCTCAATCAACGGCAATAAATACAATTACTGAAAATCAATGGCAACATATTGCATATGTTTTTGATAAAACAAATAGAACTATTAAGTTTTACAAGAATGGCACCGAAGTTGCAACTGCAAGTGGAGGAACACCAGTAGCGAATATAGGAACCAACCAAACTTGGTTTATTGGGTCAATTGGGGGAAATTCATATTTTATGGATGCCAATTTAGGTCAATTCAGAATTTACAAATCATTAAGAACTACATCTGAAATTTTGGATGAATATAATAATACAAAATCTAGATACGGATTGTAATGGCAACAATGAATACGGTTATTGAAATACAAAAAACACCTTGTACAATCCACAGAAAAACTCTGTGGATTTTTTTTGGTTTTAAAAAAATAATACCACTTAAAATTCAAAATATTCGCAATATTTATATAAGTAAAATTATATAAATGGCAACAACTCCAATTTGGACCGGAACTAGTTCATTTGCTCCTGGGCAAACACCTTTTGGTTTTTATGATAATGATGCCCAATTTCAGGCAGATGCTAATAAAGTAGCAGCATTTTGTGCTAATAGAATGGGTTACCCTTTAGTAGATGTTGAATTACAATCGGGTTCATTTTTTACAGTTTTTGAAGAAGCAGTTACTACATATGGTAACGAAATGTATTTATTTCAAGTTAGAAATAATTTTTTAACATTTGAAGGTAATACAACTGGTTCTGTTAATTATGCTACCTCTTCATTCAATTATAATAATTCTGTAATTACTCCAAATTTAGGAAATATTGTTCGTTTAGCTGAAGACTATGCCTCAGAAGCAGAAGTTGGAGGTTATACAACTTATTATTCTGGATCTATTCAATTAACTGCCTCAGTTCAAACATATAATATGAATACTTGGGCAAGTTTATCAGCAAGTTTAAGTGCTGGAGATTCAATTGAAATTAAAAATATATTTTTTACCCCACCTCCTGAATCACTTTATTCAGTTTATGGTTTTGATAACTATTATCCCCAATTAGGAGGTGCTGCTGGTTTAGCTTCACCAGGTTTATTTGGTGGGGCAGGATATGGTGCTTATGGTGGTTTAGGAAATATGGCTACACTTTATCCTGTATATTGGGATTTAGAAAGAATTAATGAATTAAAAGCAAGTAATCAAGTTAGAGGAAGAGGATTTAGTTTTGAGTTAATTAATAATCAACTTAGAATTTTCCCAGTTCCTACAATTAATTTTCCTTTATTTTTTAATTATATTAAACGTTCAGAAAGAGGAAATCCAATTGTAACACCATATTCAGGCTCTAATTTAATATCAGATATGAGTAAAGTTCCTTATAATAATCCTGTTTATAGTTTTATTAATGCACCAGGTAGATATTGGATTTTTGAATATACATTAGCATTAGCAAAAGAACTTTTAGGATATGTTCGTGGCAAATACGGAACTGTACCTATTCCAGGAGCTGAAGTAACCTTAAATCAAGCAGAATTATTATCAGCGGCTACAGCTGAAAAAACAGCCTTAATTGAAAAATTAAGAACTGATTTAGATGAAGTAACACGTCAAAAACAACTTGAAAGGAGAGCAGCTGAAAATGTAGCAATGAAAACAACATTAAACGAAGTACCTTTACCCATTTATATAGGATAATATGGCAATGTTTGGTAGACAAAGGGACGTTAAGCTATTTAATAGCGTAAATCAAGAGTTGATTCATGATATTATTGAACAACTTATTGGTTACTATAAAGTAATTTTAAGAGATACTCCTTCTAATGTCTATGGTGAAGCACAAAATAAAACTTATTTAGGTCCTGTGTTATTACCTTGTTTATTAGTTAGAGGGGATACAACACAAGAAACTGATAATTTTGGTCCTGATACATTCCGTGAACTTGAAGTTAGACTTTGGAGAGATGATTGTATTAGTGCTAATGTTGTTCCAGAAATAGGTGATATTATACTTTGGAACAATTTATATTTTGAAGTTGATAATGTAAACGAAAATCAATTAGTAGTAGGCAAAGATCCAAGCTATCCATATAGCGAAGATGTAGTTGACTTTGGTGATAGTTTATCATTTATATTAACATGTCATACAACACGCCCAGAAATTCCAGGTATCGAAAAAACTAGATTATGATAAAATTAATAGATATATTAAAAGAAGAACCTTATATTGATCTTAGTAAATCAAAGGTAGGAACTACTAGTATTGATCCTGAAACAGGAACAAAAACTACATTATCAGACATTGATCCTGAAACAGGTAAATTAACTTGGAGCGTTGATTATGGTGTTAAACCTGAAGCAGTAATTACTAAACTAGAAGATATTATTAATTATCTTGGTGCTGCTGAAGAAGGTACTGAATTGTCTAAATTAAAAGGTATTTTATTATTATTAAGAAAAAAAGTTAAGAAACTTAAATAATGGAGTTTAAACCCACACCATATACTAAACAACAATTTCTAAGTAAGCTGGTTGTACCAAAAGATCCACATATTGGAAATCCAAATCAGATTGAAACTGAACTAAAACCAGGTCAACCTGAAATAAATCGTGCTTATCAAACATCTATGAAAGATGAAGATAAGGTAAAACCTATTGCTATTGGATTACAAGATATAGATGAAACTATTGCTTATTATTTTAAAAATGTTATTAATCCTACTGCACTTCAAAATAATAGACAAATTGAAGTACCTATAATTTATGGTTCGCCTGAAAAATGGAAAGCAGTACAAGCAGATGGTTACTATAGAGATGGTAATCAAGGTAAAATTATGGTTCCATTAATTATGTTTCAAAGAGAATCTATTACTAAAGATAGATCAATTGGAAATAAATTAGATGGTAATAAAGTAAGAAATTTTGAATATTTTGAAACACCTTACTCACCAAGAAATTTTTACGATAATTTTAAAGTTTTACAAAATCAAAAGAAACAAAAAGAATTTATATTGGGTATTATACCTGATTATTTAATTATTACATATAAAGTAATTGTTTGGACTGACTTTATTCAAGATCAGATGAATACTATTATAGAAGCGTTTGAATTTGCTTCTGATTCGTATTGGGGTGATCCTGAACGATTTATGTTTAGGGCTAGAATTGATGAATTTCCAACAATTACTAGCGTATCTGCTAATGCTGATAGAGCAAATAAAAGTGAATTTAATGTTAAAGTTAACGCATATATTATACCTTCAGGCATAAATGCTGCTTTAGCGGGCCCTAACCCAAAAGCATATAATATTACTAAAACTATCTTTAAAGAAAGAGTAACATAAATAAATTCCATTTAGAATTCATCATATTTATTATAGAATAATTCTAAATGAAATATTAATGGGATACATCAGTACTTCAGGCATAGCAAGTGGTAGTTTAATAGAAGCAGCTCATGTCTTACGCATAATAAACGCTTTAAATGGTGTTACTGGTTCTGATATACAAATAGGTTCTTCTTTAACTATATCTAGTTCAGGTAACCTTGTGTTAGCATCAGGTTCTATTGATCAAAATAATACAGCTCCAACAGCATTAGTATATGATACTGGTTCTGGTTTAGTATATTTTAGCACAACTACTCCTGGTGCCTCTGGTACTTCAGGTTCTTCAGGTACATCAGGTTCTTCAGGAACTTCAGGTTCTTCAGGTACATCAGGTACAAACGGTACTTCAGGTACAAACGGAACTTCAGGAACAAACGGAACTTCAGGTTCATCAGGTACATCAGGTACAAGTGGTTCAAGTGGTTCAAGTGGCACAAGTGGTTCTTCTGGAACCTCTGGTTCAAGTGGTACATCAGGTGCTACTGGTGGTACTGGAGCTGCTGGTTCAAGCGGTACAAGTGGTTCAAGCGGTACAAGTGGTGCTGCTGGAACTTCTCCATCATATTCTACTACCTCCACAATGGCAATTAACTTGTCATCTGTAACAGTTGGTAGTACTCTTGCAATAACAAATTTAGCTGCCTCTGGGTTAGCTTTTACAGTAGGTCAAGATATAGTAATTGCTTATGACCCTACAAACTTTATAGAAGGACGTGTTAGTAGCTATGCTGGTGGAACTACTATAAATGTATTAGTAGAAGTTGTTACAGGTACTACTTCACAATCAAGTTGGAGCGTAAACCTTTCAGGTAACTCAGGAACAAATGGTACATCAGGTACCTCTGGTTCTTCAGGAACTTCAGGTTCATCAGGTACATCAGGTACATCAGGTTCATCAGGAACAAGTGGATCTAGTGGTTCAAGTGGCACAAGTGGTGCTTCTGGAGCTTCTGGTTCAAGTGGAACATCAGGTACTTCTCCTGATGTAACTGGTGTTTCTACTGATTTTCTTAATTTATCAACAATCAATCCAGGTGATGATTTTGTAATAAGTCCTGTTCTTGATGTTGTTGTAGGAACAACAGTAATTGTTTCATATAATACTAGTAATTATCTTTTAGGTCAAGTAACAGCACTTAATCCTTTTGGACCAAATACAATAAGAATACTTACAACTAAAGTTGTTGGTACTCAAAGTGGAAATGGACCTTGGAATATTGGTATAGCAGGTCAAGATGGAACTAGTGGTTCAAGTGGTACAAGCGGTGCTGCTGGTACTTCAGGTTCAAGTGGTACATCAGGTACAAACGGAACAAGTGGTACAGATGGTTCATCTGGCACTTCAGGTTCATCAGGCACTTCAGGTTCATCAGGTACTTCAGGTGCTACAGGCGCTGCTGGTACTTCAGGTTCAAGTGGTACTTCAGGTGCTTCTGTTGGTGCTCCATTAATGTATCAAATTACTATTAATATGTTAGCAGGTGCTATTGATACAGGAGGTACTCCAATTCCTAGTGTATTAGGTCCTAATGGTGAAAGTAAAGCTACATTAGAAGGTCAAGGTTGGTCATTTAATTGTCCTACCGCTTCACAATTAACTGTTGGAAGACCATCTTCATTACGAGTTCAACCAGCAGTTAGTATTCAATCTCATGGCAATAATGCAGGAGTAGTAGCAACAAAAGCTCCTACTGGTATTAATACAGTAACATTTTCTGCACTACAAACAGTATCGGGCGGTAGTTATACTGAATTTAATATTTACTCAATAAGTAGTGGTAATACAGGATGTGCTTCATCAGGGGCAACTACAGTTGTAATTACTTTTGGAATTATAAGTTAAAAATATTTTTAATTAATAAAATAAAATGGCAGTATACGTACCAGATCTGTTAATAGTAGGAAAGATTAAATCAGGAGCAGGAAATCTTTCAGTATCCCAATCTTTTTCCTCAGGAAGTAGTCCTTATGATGGTGTTCCTTTAACTTATCTTGCTCAATTTACTATTACTCCCCAAGCAGCTACCTATCCAAATAATGTTTATAGTTCGACTGTATATACAGCTAATAATATTCAAACAGGATTTAAGTATGCTCTTACTTCAGGTAAAGTATATGATGTAGTAAGTGTTAGTGTGCATAGTAATACTAGTGCCTCTATTGGATTAAGAGATACAGATTTAAAGATATATACAAACTATCCTACTGATCCTGCTGACAACTCTCCTGAACAAGATTCAAATGGTATTTTATTTCCAGTAACTAGTGGTTCAGTAAAATTAGCAAACTTAACTAACTATCAAGGTGGATTTACAGCTTATAGTTATTGGGTTTCAGATTTATTAGGAGCATCAGTTACTAATATAAGTGTTTCAGGTAGTGGTGGAAGTGGTACTTCAGGTTCATCAGGAACATCAGGTTCTTCAGGTACATCGGGTTCAAGCGGTACCTCAGGTATAGATGGCACTTCAGGTTCATCAGGCACATCAGGTACAAACGGTACTTCAGGTACAAACGGTACATCAGGTACAAACGGTACATCAGGTACAGACGGTAGCTCAGGTTCAAGTGGTACATCAGGTACCTCAGGTTCAAATGGTACTTCAGGTTCAAGTGGTACCTCAGGTATAGATGGTACCTCAGGTTCAAGCGGTACCTCAGGCACAAACGGTACTTCAGGTACAAACGGTACATCAGGTACAGACGGTAGCTCAGGTTCAAGTGGTACATCAGGTACCTCAGGTTCAAATGGTACTTCAGGTTCAAGTGGTACCTCAGGTATAGATGGTAGTTCAGGTACTTCAGGCACAAACGGAACTTCAGGCTCATCTGGTACTTCAGGTGATTCTGGTACTTCAGGAACATCAGGTAGCTCAGGTTCAAGCGGTACCTCAGGTACCTCAGGTTCAAATGGTACCTCAGGTTCATCAGGTACCTCAGGTATAGATGGTAGTTCAGGTACTTCAGGTACAAGTGGAACTTCTGGTTCTAGTGGAACCAGTGGTATTGAAGGTGGTCAATTATTTACAGTAACTAGTGTAGGTTCAAATTATACTATTAGTGGATATGCTGGTAACTTTCCAACTCTTACTATAGTAAGGGGACAGTTGTATTACTTTAATGTAAGTGCTGTTTCAATAAGCCATCCGTTTGCTTTAAGATTATCATCAGGTGATACATCAGCTGTGCCGGGTACAACTAACAACGATCCTGTAAATGGAAAAGCTAACACTAGTGTTTTAATAATTTATAGAGTTCCAGCAGATGCTCCAAGCAGTATAGTATATCAATGTGTTCATCATGCTGGTATGATTGGTACTATTAACATAGTAAATCAAAATGGTTCTTCTGGTACTTCAGGATCTAGTGGCTCCTCTGGTACTAGTGGTTCAAGTGGCACTTCAGGTACTTCTGGAACTTCTGGTACTAATGGTACAAGTGGTTCAAGCGGTACAAGTGGTTCAAGTGGTGTTAGTGGATTAACAGGTACAAGTGGAACTTCAGGTTCTTCTGGAACTTCAGGTTCATCAGGTACCTCAGGTTCAAGCGGTACTTCAGGTACAAACGGCACAGATGGTAGCTCAGGAACATCAGGTTCATCAGGTACCTCAGGTTCAAGCGGTACTTCAGGTTCATCAGGTACCTCAGGTATAGATGGTACTTCAGGTTCATCAGGTACCTCAGGTATAGATGGTACCTCAGGTTCAAGCGGTACCTCAGGTACAAACGGTACCTCAGGTTCAAGTGGTACTTCAGGTACAGATGGTAGCTCAGGAACATCTGGTTCATCGGGCACATCAGGTTCATCTGGTACTTCAGGTTCAAGTGGTACCTCAGGTATAAATGGTACTTCAGGTTCATCAGGTACCTCAGGTATAGATGGTACTTCAGGTTCATCAGGCACATCAGGTTCATCAGGCACATCAGGTTCATCAGGAACTAATGGTAGCTCAGGAACTTCAGGTTCTTCAGGTACATCAGGTTCAGGATCTTCAGGTACCTCAGGTTCTTCAGGTACCTCAGGTTCATCAGGTGTAAGTGGAGATTTATATAGAACAACTTCAGTTACTAGTTTTACATTAGGTAATTCAGGTACAATAGTAGTAGGCACTGGTCTTGCTTATAGTCCAGCACAATCAATTATTATTGTTTTTGATACAACTAACTTTCAAGAATGTGAAGTAGTTACTTATAATTCAGGAAATGGTAATTTACAATTTGCTGCTCCAACAAGGACAGTAGGTTCAGGAACATATAGTTCTTGGACAATAAATTTAGATGGCGCTTCTGGTGGTG